CAAAAAAAGAACCGTCCCCGGAGCTCCTATGTCTCCAAAAACAGTTCTCTCGAGTGCACCGCCAGGGGCTCGAACCCTGGACACCCTGATTAAGAGAAAAGGCTTCCAAGGGATATTTTAAGTCGTTTTTTAGCGGTTTACGCTACGGGAACCGTGTGATATAATAGGCATGCTGTTGACTCTTTCCAGCAGGAAGGAGGTGAGCGTCTTGGAGTTATTAGTCTCTTTTATTATCTCCGTCATAGCAAGTGTAGTCGGCTACTACATATGCAAATGGCTGGACGGTGATGAATAGCAACAGTCAGCCTAGCAACAAAAAGCCCCGGGGTAGCATCCCGGGGTTTTCTGCGTCTTGAAGTTAGACATTAGTCTCTCTTTGGCTAAGTTCAATATAACACGGGTTCCCAGGTTTGTAAAGTTTTTTTGTCCGACAAAATAATTTCCGGAAGTGTGGATCCGGCTATGCTGCATGTATGTTTGTCGGACAATTATTTCTCTATTTCTTTCCAGGATGATTCTACAAAGTCCTCATACCGCAGATCTTTGTCTGCAGGATCCTTTGTGTCCAGTGGTCGCATATTCCAGTTATTTTTGATAACCGGCTTTCCTGTCCCTCTTTTCTTTCTCCGTTTCCTGGTGTTGGTGGTCGCTGGTTGGGATTGATCCGTCAAGATCTTAAATACCAGGTACCCAAACATGACTATTAAAATTGAAAACATCATTGCTATTGCATCATTCATAGTGATCCCCCTTTTATCTATGGTGTTTTATCCAAGCTTGGAAGCTGATGACTCTAGCTCCGTGCTCTCACTCTCCGCTGTTCGTAAGATACTACGCTTTCCTCGATCATCTGCTTTGCGGTAGTAATCTATAAGCTGCTGCTCCTCTGGTGTAAGATCTGTTGATTCTTTTCCTGTTAATAACCATTCAACTGTTGTATTTAGGCATACGGCTATTTTATACACTTGTTCAGCTCCTGGTTTCCTTTCGTTCCAGCGTCTTATTACTCCGTTGCCTATTCCTAGCTCTTTTTCAAGAGTTGCTATATTAGTGCCCTTTTCCTTACTTTTAGCTTTTATTCTTTCGACTATATCCATAATTTTCTCCAAAATATTATATTAGGCGCTTGGCTATTTTATTGTTGACTTTTAGCCGTTCGGCTATTATACTGTACTTGTAGGACAGATTTTATCCTACTAAAGTATATATACCTTAAATTGTAGCACAAACGCGCGCATATTAAAAGACCGGTGATGATAAGCCCTGTGTGGAGTCGATCCGGGTAAGAAGGAGGTAATTTGATGCTCATTGATGTTCAAGTAAATTATTATCGGACTAACCGCATTGTTTCGGTAGATGCAAATACTTTACGTGTAGAAGTGGATCGTCTGCGGTCGGATCCCAGCATACTTTATTATGAGCTGGTCGGTACTACAGATCAGGGTCGTTTACTGATCCGCACTTCTGTGAATGCGCAGGAGATTCTGGATCTGTATGATACATATATGGATCAGGCAGAGGAAAAGCGCAAAGCAGCCTGTGTCGGTCAGCTCTCTTTCGAGGATATTCTAGGAGGTGACAGCAGTGCCGGATGATCTGATCAAGAAGTCGATCCGTCTTCCGGCAGACCTGGACGAGTATGTAAACAGCCAGAAGGGCACGACCTGGACAGACAAGCTCTGCCGGATCCTGGAAGACTACCGCTCCGGTGACGAGACCAGGGCAGTGTATATGGCAGACTATGAAAAGCGCATGGCAGCCAACAGGAAAAAGATCCAGGAGCAGAACAGCCAGATCTATACTGTCGCCCGGTCACTGGATCACCTACACCGTGCCCTTGAAGACCTTAACTCCCTGCCCTTCACGTAACCCCGGCGTCTGTCTGTCAAGCGGAACGTGGAATACCGGAACCGCCGCCCTTGCGGTGAGGATATGCCGCGAAAGCCGCTTTACAGACCCGCTCCCCCGACACTTCCCCGCCAGGGGAACAGGAGCCGCCCTTGCTGCTGTTTCCCTGCGCCCTCACGGCAGTGATAACGGGTCAAGGGACGAGTCCCTTGTCGCCAGCGGGGCGAGACCCGCCCCCCGGAGGGGCACCCGGACAGCCGCAGACCCGGAACAGAAAGGAATGCTGATGTTTATTAAAGTTGAACAAGTTATTTGTGGAGAGATAGAGCGGTGGATTTTTATTGATCCCCGGACTATCCATGTGGAAGCTGATCGTTCTGTGTCTGATCCCAGTCGAATTGTTTATTTTATGTATGCCAGATCTAAGTCTGAGGGTAAAGTAATCGTTCGTACTTCTTCGGATGCTGCTGAACTTCTGGATCTGCGTGACACTTATTGGAAACAAGTCGAAAAACACAAATAACCAGAAAGGACGATCCCTATGTCACAGTCAACCGTACCTGATACTCCGGAGTGTCTCACCGATTCTTCGTTTTGGGATGAAAACAAGCAATCTTTTCTGGACTGGCTCCGGGAACGTCATAATTATACACCGCTTACGATCAAGCTGCTCTGTAAGCAGACCGGCGGTGATTACAACAAAGTCATGAGCTGGTACCGTCAGCGATATCGCTATGAAAATGATAGAAAAAATACCTTATTAACACTAACCCTTTTCTGAAAATGGAGGAAAATCAAAATGGCTAATGTAACCTTAACAAACAAAGCAAAAATCGTGATCTTATTCGCTAACCAGTATGACATGAAGGACGAAGCAGGCAACAAGCTTTCCGGATGCTCTGTGCATTACATGTTCTGGGGTGAAGACGGTGAAGTTCTTGCATCCGAAGCACAGTTTGATCCTACCCAGCCGGTAGGTGTACAGCGTGCAAAGTGCTCTGTGGACTCTGTGCTGCGTAACAAGATTGTGGTAGCTCCCGGGCTTTATGAAGGTACTTTTGAGATGACTGTAGGTTCTGATGGTAAGCCTGTGAACCGTCTTCGTGATGTTGCCTTTATCTCCCATCTGGAGATCAAGCCGAAAGTGATTCCCGGCTTTATAGTCCAGGGCATGATCCAGCCGGAGACAGCTCCGGAAGCTAAGGAGCCCGGAAAGGCTGCTAAATAATGGATGAGGTTGTGACCGCCTCCCCCGGGGAGGATTCCCCTTTACTTAATACAGAAGCTGACACGGTCTACCTTCCTGTCACCGTATCCGGTGGCAATGCGGAAGTGATAGCCGGCAGCGATACCGGTGAAGGTGCTGCGGTAGATTCTCCGGAAGGCAACAGTCCCTATACTGTTGTCTTCTCCGCAGATGCACCGGATTATTCCGAAGCTCTGCAGCAGATCCATGAAGATCTCCTGCAGACGAATCAATATCTGTCAGAACAGGCTGATATCCTGGCAGAGCAGCTTGCAGTCTCCCAGGATCAGACCATCAAGATCCAGGAGAACACATTGATGATATCTATATTCCTTGGCATCATTGCCGGGATGCTTATCATGCTGGGACTGTGGAATGGGAGGAAATGATGGATATATTTACTTACGTGTCTATTGCATCGCAGTGTATGATCATCGGCGCCGTCTGCGAATGCGTAGCTATATTAACGGGATATGTATGTTTCTACATATTCCAGCTCATAGAAGGAGGAAAATAATATGCCTTTATTAACTGTTACTGCTCTTGCTGAAGCTGGTGCAGCTGCATCTTTCGATGTTGCCGCTATCATGCAGGCTGCTGTTACCAGCGTTCAGGCTGACATGTTCAAGGTTCTGGGTATTGCGGTACCCGCTGCTGTCACCATTATCGGTGCCGGTGTTGCTGTCAGATATGGTATCAGATGGCTGAAGTCTCTGAAGAGTGCTTAAAAACTGAATAGTCTCTAACCGGGAAGGGTGAGGAGCTGAAGCTTCCCGCCCTTTTTTGGTGCTGTCGGACAAAATTGCTGCAGGTTTGACTCTGCAGTGTGACTTTTGTAGGACAAATTTTGTCGGACAAAATTGCTGCAGCACGCCGGAGATCTCCGGGACTTTGTAGGACAAGAAAGGTAAAGGTGGAAATGGTAACTTATTTTGATGAGAAACACTGCAGGGAATACGAATGTATCTTTTACGATCCGGATGTTATTCTCTGCTGCAAGAGAAATTTTAAAGATCCTGCTGATGGCATGGATGCCTGTTGTGAACCTCCGGATGTTCGGAAAGATGGCTTTCATGCTTTGTTAGATAAGAATTTTTCGGAGGGGGGATAACTATGCAGAAAAGAATATCAGCGTTGTTGCTCGCCATGGTCATTGTGATCGGCAGCGTGCTGGGTGGAAATACGCTAAAAGTTAAGGCTGCATCTGTCGCAGTTAGTGAAGAATTTGCCGTGGAGCTGACTATGATGCTCTATAATCTGCTGGAAACTGTTGCTATATCTTCCGGCATCAAGGACGGACTGGATGATTACGAATCCGGATCCTCGCTTTATGATGCTTTTATTGCATCTGTTGAAAGCATGGCTGAACCGCCTTTTTATGATTCATACATAACCATGGAGGACGGTTCTCGGATAACTATCAAAGAAGCTTTAGATCAGGCTGATTCTATGCTTGGAAGCAATGCTTTGAAGCTGCCGACTTCTGAAACGTTTGCAAAGTACCGGGTAATCTCCGGGACTGGTGGCAATGATCCGGATCCGACTCCTACTCCGTCCTCTGATCCGGATAGTACACCGGTGCCGGATACTGGGTATAAGGATCCCTTTTCATATATTCAGGATGTATTGGTTGCTAGTACGCTTGTCTCGGCTATGGCTGGATTTTTTAATGATTTATACAACGGAAAAATAGACGGAATAAATGCAAATAATTATTACACTGGTCTCGGTTTTTCAGGGTCTTTGGATCAAGATGTCAATGGTAATTATATCGTTCTAGGTACTGTTAATTACGAACAGGTAACTTTTGATTATACTACTGATAATATTTGTACTTACAATGGTTCTTTTTCCTATCCGGTTATTATTTGTGTTCTTTCTTCCGGTTCTCTTGCTTTTTTGAAAGCTTATGGTTCTGGTACTACTGTTGTTAAGGTTCCATATAATGAAAAACGCTATTATAAAAATGGTACTTTTCAAAAAGAAGTGAATAGCACATCTTATTATTTTAATCATGTTAATTATAAAGATTTATCAAATTGTCAGGTAAATCTACCTATTTTTGAAAGTGAAAGCGCAGGTATTAAATTCTTAGAAACCGGTTCTTTGACTGGTCTCTTAAATGGTGAAGCCTACGACTTCCCGGATCTTGCAACTTCGACAGCAGAACGGCTGCAGCCCCTCACCGGCTATGAGTTTGCTCCGGGGCGGCTCCCTGGAATCAACGCTGCATTGTCTACGGCTGCTGCAGCTCTACCGGAACCGGGTCTTGATCCGGCAGAAAATACAGACGCTTATAAGAATGCTCTGAATGCTGCCCTGACTGCAGCCTTGCCGCAGCCAGCACCGGAACCCGAACCGGAGCCTGATCCTTCTCCTGATCCCGGCACTGACGGAGAGGGGGAATCTTACAAGAGAGATCTCCGGCTGATCTTCCCTTTCTGTATCCCTTTCGACTTTATACATTTTATCCAGGCGCTGTCTGCTGATCCGGTTGCTCCCTGCTTCAAGATCCCGATCAAGCTGGACTCCCTGGGAATAGATATGGTTCTTGAGTTAGATCTTGCCTGGATGGATCCGGTAATGGAGATCTTCCGGCTGGGGGAGCTTGGCTGCTTTGTGATCATGCTCATGGCTGCAACGAAAAAAATGATAGGATGGTGATTTTATGGCAGATATGCAGGCGTTACTCAATGGCTTTTTGGATCTACTGATGAAGGCTTTCCCGACTTCTCCTTTTGCTGATACAATCGAGAAGTTTAGCAAGCTGCCCTATCTCGGTTATATTAACTGGTTTGTTCCTGTTTCTGAAATGGTTGCCATCGGCTCTGCCTGGCTGCTCGCCATTGGTGTCTATTATATCTACTCGATCATTGCCCGCTGGGTGAAGCTGATCGAGTAGTCAATAAGGGGGAATTATTATGATATCTTTGTACTCTGGGACTCCCGGATCCGGTAAGAGCTGCCATGCTGCCAGGGAGATTGCTCTCCGGCTGCAGCGCAAGGATTCCGTGGTGATCGGTAACTTTTACTTTAACACAAAAGCGGTAAAGAAATGTAAAGGTGTATATCTTTATGTGCCAAACCATCGACTGGATCCGGACAAGCTGCTCCGGTTCTCCCGCCGTTTATCAAAGCATCTCGGCCGCAGGCTCCGGGAAGGAGAGGTTAAGATCTACATAGATGAGGCACAGCTGCTCTTTAATTCCAGGGAATACTCTTCCCCGGATCGGCGTGCCTGGCTGTCCTTCTTCTCCCAGCACCGCCATTATGGTTATGACGTGATCCTGCTCGCACAGTTTGACCGGATGCTGGACAGACAGATCCGGGGCCTGATCGAGTACGACTACATTCACCGGAAGATCTCCAACGCCGGAAAGATCGGTGCTGTGCTCGGGTTCCTGAGCCGGGGGAATATGTTCGTCTGTATTAAAAAGTGGTATCCCATGAAGCAGACAGTGGATTCCAACTTCTTTTGGGCGAAGAAATCCGTCTATGAACTCTATGATTCCTACAATCATTTTGAGTTAATTGACGAAAAAGCGAATAAAAAAGAGGTGCAGCGCATGAGACGGATGAGCGGGGTTTAAGGGGCCCCGCGAAGCCGGCGCAGGCGCTGGCGCCACGCCCTGTAATACGTGGTCTCAAAAACCATTGTCCGACACGGTGAAACGTGCTCGTATTCTAACAAAAATGGTGGAAAACTTTTTTCCCCGAAACGGCTTTTGGGGAAAAATCGCAAAAACCGTGTTTTTGTCCGACAAATTAAGTTTTAGGGGGTCGAATATGCTCGACAAAAGACAAAATAACGATAACATTCTGTATTATGATATGCCCCTGGAGGATCAGTATGAGTGGTTTGGATACACACACAAGAAATTCCTGCATAACATCGATACATTCTATTATAGCGTGAAGTTTCGGAACGACTTCCGGCTGAAATCCAAGGATCCGCAGGTCGAGAAAATGCGCAAGTTCTTCAAGCTGCAGTATTCGTATCTGAACGGAAATGAAGACCAGCCGGAGTTATATCTGCCGAAACTCGGAAAGAATCTCTATCTGAAGCCGGTCACCTTCTCCCGGTTCTATACGACCTGTTTAAGTTATCCGGAGTACTTTGATATCTTCCTGGCGCCGGTGGTTCCAAAAGCGGCAGACGGTGGGGAGTCTGTTACCTGTGAGTGCGTGGTGCAGATCCGTTCTTACATGCTCTGGATCATGGGCGTCCGGGATGCCTTTGAAAACAGTTACCGATATGTCAAGAATATCGCAGAATACTTCGGTCTTGAAATTGATTTTGTCCAGGAGAACCGTGTGGATTACTGCTGGCACTCCAACTATCTGAAAGACCCGGAGACCTTCTTCTCACCGGAAAACTTTTACAAGATGCGTGTGGACAGGTTCAAGAATGCAACCTATGTCACAAACAAGGTCGGCTCCGAAGACTATGAGATCGACTATGTGGCACTGGGGAAGCGTTCTGATAAGGTATTCGTCAGGATCTATCAGAAGACCAGGGAAGTGATCGAACAGAATTACAAGCCGTGGTTCTTTCAGATCTGGGAAATGAACGGATTGATCTCTAAGTATGACAAATGGGTCTATGAACGCTGCTATCAGAAAAAGAACTGGTTCTACCGGTATACTGCAAGACTGGAGTTCTTTCTGGAGCACGGTCAGGATCCGTATTATACAAATTATGTGCGGCAGATCCTGGATGGTACACTGACCATAGAAGAGGATGCTCTGATCCGGCTGGCTGATAAACTTACACCAAAACTCAACTACGTGGTAAATGTGGAATATCAGACCATGCGCAGACATTCCAAGAGCTATGATCTGATCCCGTTCAAGGATCACCGGAACAAGGGAGAATGTAAGCGGATCTATGACTATCTGGATAACCGGAAGCTGATCATTGACTATCTGACAGAACGGGTTTTTAAGATGGTAGAGAAAACCGGGGATTCCAAGAAGTACCGGAGACCGTACTGTGGTTTTTGGAAAGCTCTCCGCAGCACACGCTGTATTGACATGAAAATGACACCGGATGAGGTGAAGCTGGTAAGAAACTATAACCGAAAGCTCTCCGTTGAATCCATGAAAAAGCGTGTGATCGGGTCAGCGGTGACCCTCGGCATCTATATGCGTGGGATCAATGAGGACAGTCCTCTGCAGGACTGCTTTGAAGCACTTCTCCGGATGAATGATAACGACATCATGGAAGCGCAGAGATATAAACAGAAAAAACTCCGGCAGTTTAATGAGGATGAACTTGCCGAAGTTTTCGTATCATCTGAAAAGCACCGGTTCCGTTTGCTCGATGAGAATGACGGTACTCTTTACGATTATGATAGTATAAATACTTTTGATTTGCAAGGGGGTTTTTTACATGACCATCCAGCAGATTTATGAGAATTATATTTACAGCCGGAGTACTTATTGCAGCAAGGAAACGATCAAGAAATACTCGGATGATCTTAGACTCTTTTTTCGGTTCCTGGAACACCGGTATAGCATCTCCATTCAGGATGCCGGTTTTGATGCGTTGGGAAAGGCATCGATCTATCAGGGGTATCTGCTTTATTGCCGGGAGCGTGATATTAAAGATTCTTCCGTCCGGAGCTATGCCAGATCCATAAAAGCTTTTTTGAAGTATTGCTATGACAATGATTCTTGTATCGACTACCTAAAAAATGTAAAGATGCCTAAAGATGACTCTACTCCGGATTTGCCATTGTTTGAAAATGATGTAAGACACATTGATTCATTGCTTGATCGGGAGACAGAGCAGGGGCTGCGCAATTATTGTATCTTTCATCTGATGTTGGACTGCGGACTGCGTCGACAGGAAGTTGTGCATTTATGTGTGCATCACCTTAATGCTCCGCAGAATATCCTCACGATCGAGAAGTCAAAAGGCAGTAAAAGCCGTTTTGTACTGATCCCGGACTTTCTGATCGCAGCTCTGCAGCAATACTTTGAGTTAAAAGTTATAAAATCTGGTTCTATGTTCTATTCGCTCCGGGATGTAAAGAAGCCTATTACTTGTAACACTATCAAAATGTTTTACCAGGATCTAAAGGTTGAGTCCGGTATAGATCGGCTGCATGGTCACCTGCTCCGGCATACCTTTGCAATCAGTTTCCTGATCGGCGGCGGTAACATGGAATTTCTGCGGGTCTTTATGGGACACTTTGATTATGTATCTACAAAAACGTACGTGGAACTTGCTACACAGCTTAAGATCTTGGGGGCTCCCGTCTACAAACTGGATCCGATCTTTTTCAAGTTCGGCTATTAACTTCTCAACTCCGGGGACAAAAAAAGAACCGTCCCCGGAGCTCCTATGTCTCCAAAAACGATTCTCTCGAGTGCACCGCCAGGGGCTCGAACCCTGGACACCCTGATTAAGAG